CAAAAAAATGCAAAAATGCACGCTAAATTTGAATTTGCTAAACAGATGCGCATAAATGAGTATGCTATCATAGAAGACGGACCTATAGAACTTTCCATTCGTAACTTTGTGAAAATTCCTACTTCATGGTCTCCTAAAAAGAAACATACTTTCGAGGGCCTTCCATGTCCCTCACGGCCTGATATTGATAATTATGCTAAATTTTATTTTGATGTATTAAACGGGATTGCTTATCACGACGACAAGCAAATAACTCGGTGTATACTCGAAAAGGTATATTCAGCAATACCACGTGTAGAAATATTTTTATGGCCCTTTGGAGAGCAAGAATGCAAATAATATGTATGAGATATCTTCCCTCAGATTGCGGAACGTTTTTGGGATATGTTGATTTTCAACTTCCTGAAAAAGGACTTGAAATTTTGAACTGTACACTGCATAGAAAAGACGAAAAGCGATGGATCAACCTACCGGCAAGAAGCTATATGCATAAAAACGAAGAAAAATTTCGCCCAGTGATAAAATTTATAGAGCAAAAAGAATTTCATGAGTTCTGTGAAAAATCAAAAATTGCTCTTGATCTCAAACTTCAACAGGAAAACGTCTGTGTCGAACGATAAGCAAAAATCGCCAGAAATGCGAATTGTAATCTCATGGATTTTATGGCTTTATCTATTGATTTTTTCCATATTTCTGCTCTACACAGTAACCAAAGAGGTTTTTTTTGATGATGAAGATGAAAAGTATACCGACTGGATTTTGCGAAAACACCGGTAACATTTGCAAAACATGCGGTGAACATATTCTAGATTGTGATTGCAGCGGAACCCAAGAGTGGCACTCATTCGACTATCTTAAACCAACAGATGGTCAAAAATGCCGTATTGAGTGTATCCAAGTTTTAGATGCAGTATATCAAGAAAAGAGCGATAGTTGGAATATGGTAGAGCCGTACTCACCTAAAAAAATTACTGTCTGGAGGCCACTTCTTGGAAAATAAAGAAAAAGTACAATGTCGAATCTGTCATTGTGGCAAATGCAAAATACACTGCAATAAGCACGGCAAGAAAGGAAAGTGTGAGGAGTGCGGAAAAATACGCATGCTTGGAACGATCGTTGAACACGGCATAGCTTATCATTGTTGTAATAGCTGTCTTGATAATATCGAGAAAAGCAGAGTTGAAAAAGTCAAAAATGCCGTGGATCTTTTTTTAAACGATCTCAAGGCTAAAAAAGATGGTTCGATTGATGTAGCACAGAGCCAGGCCGAGGAAAACGAAATTTGCATAGAGGAACCTATCGGTGAAATGGACAGTCCAGCAACGACAGATTAGCGAGCTTATTGAAAACGAAAAAAATCCACGTAGGCTTACGAAAGAGCATGGTATACAGATCGAAAGATCGATTAAAAAATTTGGCCTCTGTGAGCCAATCGTCATAAATACCGATAATACGATCATTGGCGGCCATCAACGATTTCGTATCTTAAAAAAAATGTGCCATAAAAACGTAGACGTCTACGTACCTGATGAATTCATCAGTCAAAAATCAGTTGACGAACTTAACATTAGACTCAATAAAAATTCTGGCTCATGGGATTTCGACCTATTGGCTAACGCTTTTGAAATTGATGACCTAGTAGACTGGGGCTTTACCCTTGGCGAGTTACACATAGACGAGATAAATGAAAGCGACGTTAGCGAAACCGAAAAGCCAGGAGCCACAAAGATGATCATAAAATTTTCAAACTCCTCTCAGTTGCAAGATGCAGAAAATAGAATATCTGTTATAATAGATGAGTTTCCAGGAGCAACTTATAAAACCAAGATCTAATATGGAAGAATTTAAACAAACAGAATATCAGAAAAAAATCGACCGAGCAAATAAGCGTTGGGCTCAAGGATCAGGGAAAAAGATCAGTAGGAAAAAACAAAACCTACCAAGCTTTGCACGTGAGTTTAGGATTCAAAAAGCGGTACGCATGCATAAGTTAGATGACGATGAGGTTGACTATGCCGAGGACTAAAGCGCTGTTGGAAAGAGCAAAAAGAAAACCACAAACCGTCATGTTAATCGATTGGACAGTCGTCGATAGGTTGCTCATGGATGGGTGTACCGGTATTGAGATTGCCGCTTATTTTGGTGTTAGTCCTGATACATTATACATTAGATGCGTTAAAGTAAAAGGTATCGTGTTCTCCCAATATGCTCAACAAAAGCGCTCCAAAGGGGATGCGTTGATCAAATCAAAGCAAATGTCGTTTGCTCTAAATGGTGATTGTGGCAACGGCGCAATGCTCATTTGGCTTGGAAAAAACCGCTTAGGACAACGTGACGATCCGATCACATCAGTGGAATTCAATGGCGAGCTTGCTAAAAAACTTGATGAACTCAAACTTGTGCAAAAAAAAGGTGTAGAACCATGCGAAGAGCCCAAAGAGAAAAAATAGACGCACTACTACATACTGTAGATATACTCTTAGAGGCAATTTCTATCACGTCCGATACGATGATGGATGAAGATGACGACTCGGAGTATCTTGAGGAACAATTGGCAAAAATCGTCGGCATGTTGTGCGACTTAGGAGATGAGCTAGAAGAGAAGATATCTCACTTGCACATGCAAGAAGATCAGCAGACCGGCATTGATCGGGATGAGGCAATGGAAATCTTGCGTGACGCTCAGAAAAAACTTTTTCTTCTGTAGATCTTTTAAAAAATTAATCATCAGTAAATAAGGCTCACACATATGTGTGAGCCTTATTTTTTTGTCTATAAGAATAGGAAAAAAAGGGGCGCGCTTTTTTTAGCCGCTTATTTTTCACGATAGATCTTGTTGTAAAATATGGAACGCGTTATAGTATTGGTAACAGCAAAAGCCGAAAGGCAAGGAAGGACAAAATGCCATTACCAAAACGTAATGAATTCGATACTCAAAATGAGAAAATATGTGACCAGTTAAGACATGCTATTGATGATCTTTACGAAGAATTTTTTCGATCATGTATCGGTAATTCTAAAATGAAAATCCGTTGTGTTCTAACATTAGAGACAAAAAGGCGTAATGAATTTGAAAAGTTATATGACAATAATGAATCTGATATCGACTTTAAAGATTTCTATGATTTGAAACGTTTTTTAAGAAAGGAAAAAGAAAATGGTTAACCAACAAAACATTACAGACCGAGAAAAATTCGTAAAAAAACTACAGGTGCTTTTCGAATTTCTTATGAAATCAGATAGTAGTTATCGGATTCGTGCTTTAACAGCAGATTTTGGTATTCAATTAGTTTGCGAGGCATACGAATACCTAAGCGAAAAATCTCTGCAAGACCCGATTTTTAAGAAAATTGTCGAAGACGGTGGCTTTGATACCTGTGCAAAATTTTACTGTAAAGAAAATTGTCTTGAACAAACAAAATTTCAACCAGAGGAACCGTAACATGTCTTTATCTTTCTGGAGAGTAGAATCCGAAACAGTGAACGGGGTTAAGTATCTACCCCGTGACGAAAAAGCAACGGATCTTTGCAAACTATTAGGCAAATCAACCATACAAGGGGAGTCTTCTATGGATAAAATATTTGAGTTTTGCGACAAAATAGGAGTAACCATTGATTTTTATGAGTTTAGCCTATAACTGTCAAACTGGAGTATCCCGTATGGTAAAACAAGTAACACTGAGTGGAGAACAGCTTTTTGACCTATACAAAAAGTTTGGTCTTAAAGAGGTTGATGATCAGATTACTTTTCTCAACTCCATCTATAAAAAAAGTGATGGCCAAGAATCGCACACGGAAGAGAGTGAGATCGACTACCTTGTGCTTCTTGGCGCATGCAAAAGATACTATCCGTAACGGTGTCTACGCGTCTGTTGGTTCTGGTGGAAACCATTTGGTTCGCCAGAACTATACATAAATTAACTTCTATTTGGACCATTAGGACCACGGGGTCCAAAACGCGGGTGTTCATCGAGGCCGTAATACGAATGCGGCCCATTTTGTGGATGTCGTTGTCTTGAGTAAAAATCTCGTTCATGAAGTTTTCTAGGAATTTTATATCTTTTTTCAGCAGTCCCTTCGGTAACTTCTGATTTCGGTAATTTTATTGTTCCACAATCCGGGCACTTAGACACAACTCTTTTTGAAATTCTGCTACCATCTCCACAAGTTAACCATTCAGTATCGTCATCTTCATCGTCATCATCTTCATGATACCCAGTATAGATTAGTCTCAGTGAATTCACCGTTGTGTACATTCCGTATGGATCGCTCTTCAGTTCATCTACAATGTAAATATTCCCGTCGATGCTTGTAAAAACCAAATCATAAAATATCATGACGCTTGATGAAAAAAGTTCCACTCTTCCGTCATCGTCGCACAACGATGAAGAACTTGCACATTTTATATCGTCAACCGTTTTTATCTCTTCAACGGCAATACATGGGAACGAAAACATAACCGACAGCATGAGGAAAATGTAGCGCATCAGACCCCCTTTTGTTATTGCGAAATTTTACTTTGGAACGGTATTGTGCACGTAACGCCTCAATTTTTGGTATCTGAAAATGGAAAAGCTGCTACAAAAGTTTTCATATCCTGTCGAGAAGAATAAAACTTCCAGACTTAACGATATTTTTAAAAAGAAAAGATATGAATTTCCATATACACCTTCGAAATCGGTAATTTTCAGACGGTACTCTCCATATATCCCCGCATATTTTGGTTGTTTTGATATCTGTGAGTACCTCGATTTTTTACAGACCTACTCAAGAGAATCACTTATAAAAAAATTATATGACAAATCAATATGAAAACCACGAACCTATACTTGTTACGATTGCTTGTGCTCAGTGTGGAAAAGAGTTTCAAAAATCTGCTTCAGTCGTAAACTTTGATAAACGTCGAGGAAAAAAAGATCATTTTTGTACGCGAGAATGCTTTCGTGCGTTTTTTTGGCAACGAAGTGGTTTCCAGTTCAAGAAAAACAAAAAGGGCTAGCCATGCCAGGCATACAGCCGCTTAGTGACAAACAGATCGAATCATTTCAAGACAGCAATGCTCGTATCAATATATTCGAGGGTCCAGTACGTGCTGGGAAGTCTTTCGTGGCGCTATTAAGGTGGCTTGAATTCTGTCGGTCTGGACCACCCGGCCCACTTATCATATGCGGACGCACAGACAAGACCATAAAGAGAAATATCATCATCCCGCTACAGCAACTCGTAGGCCAGGCTGTACGGTATTCAATTGGGAAAGGAGAGGTACAACTCTACAATAGAGTAATGTATGTAGTCGGTGCGAACGATGAACGAGCATCTTGCAAAATTCAAGGATCCGAATTTGCCGGTGCATTGATAGATGAGTTGTCACTGATGCCAGAGAGCTTTTTTAAGATGCTTTTGTCTCGTCTATCCATTCCAGGTGCTAAACTATTTGGATCCACCAACCCCGATTCACCGTACTGCTGGCTAAAGAAAGACTTCATCGACCGAAAACACGAATTAGACTGTAAAGTGTTCTCATACAGCATTGACGACAATCCTTCTTTAGATGAAGAGTACAAGAAACAGCTTAAGAAAGAGTATCAAGGACTGTGGTACAAACGATATATAGAAGGGCTATGGGTAGTAGCTGAGGGCGGTGTGTATGATTTCTTCAACGAGGACGAACACGTCATTAATCACCCGCCAGGGCCGGCAACGAAATATTACGTTGGGATAGACTACGGCACACAAAATCCATGTGTATTTGTCCTCATCGGCGTAAATTTTGGAATGTATCCGAACATGTGGTGTGAAAAAGAGTACTACTATGACTCACATAAGAAAATGCGACAGAAAAGCGACTATGAGTACGTCAAAGATCTGATAGACTGGCTCGATGGAATTACACCGGACGCGATATATATCGACCCTTCGGCTGCAAGCATGAAGGTAGAGCTACGAAAGCAAGGATTGAGGAACATTAAAGACGCGAAAAACGAAGTGTTACCAGGCATACGATTTCAAGGTATGCTATTGTCGAATGGAACGTACAAGATCTGTGAGAACTGCACGGAAGTGATTAAAGAATACTCAACATATCTATGGGATGAAAAGGCGGCTAAAACTGGTGATGAGAAACCTATTAAGGCACATGACCATGCAAAAGATGCTGAGCGCTATGTACTTTTTTCACAATTTTTTTTGAAAATGGATGGACAGATGACGGAAGATGACGCGAAGAAGATGGAACGGGAATATGGGTTTAAATACTAGTGGATAGAGACATGTTCATACTGATAGAAAACAATTGCTTGGTTAATTCAAGACACATTGTAAGTATCTACATTGTAGAAGAAGAGGGACATTTCGAAATTATTTTTAATTGTTTTCCATATGATTCACTACATGGATCTGAGCAAAGTTTTGAAGTATGTGGAAAAGAAATTATATATAGAATTTTTAAAACATATGAAGAAGCTGTAACTGCTCTTCTTGCCTTGCAAATCCCTTTAAATGTAAATGAGGCTTAGATAACTAGAATGTTAAAAAAAGACGTTATTGTTCTCTTTGATGTCCCAAAAATAAGAATTACAAATCTGATTGTATTAGAGTGCCCTTTAATTAACGGACAAAGAGACGTACCAAGAACATATAATGGAAAAACATATCCGATGACTAGAGGAAGCTGTTGCTCGACGTGGAAAACTGAAACATTTACTTCGTTTTTTACATCACTATCAATTGATTATGGATTTAAAAATAGAAAAGTCGCATGGGATGTATATGATCAATTATATCAGATTGATGAATGGAAAAAAGAAATGGAAAAAATTTACAAACAAATTGTATTGAATTGGTTTTAAAAAAGAGCCAACTACACCTGCAAGTGTAAACTGGCTCGACTGGTCTTTTCACATAGTCCAGTCTTACTATATCGAAAGCAGCGATTTAATTTCAACGATAGCTTTTCAAATAATCCATTCCGAACGTATAATTTGAATATCTTCAAAAGAAAGGTGACTCATGCCTCTCAAAAAAGGTAAAAGCAAGAAAGTTATCAGTGACAACATAGAGGAGCTTATTTCAAGCGGTCGTCCTCAAAAACAAGCTGTAGCGATTGCTCTAGCTGAGAAAAGAAAATACGGTCATACAAAAGTTAAAGCTCATACAAGAAAAATTAAAGCTAAAAAGAAAAGGTCGTAAAATGGGTTGTGGAAGCAAATCAAAAGGTTCTAAAGGTCCAAAATCATCAAGCTCACCAATGCCAATGCCCCCAAAGCCAAAAGGTAAAGGCAAGAAATAGTCCTCAGTAGTCTTTAAGCGAGAAATCGCCAAATGTTAATAGTCCAGTGTCAATAGTTCAGGCTTTTATCTCGTCGAAAACTTCATGTTTACGGCGGATAGATGGTAACGAACGATTTAGATATAAAAAAACAGTTCGATGAGTTCTATGACGAGGCATACTCTGCTTGGTCGCCATATTACGATGCTGCAGCGCGCGATCTACGCATGTTTCTCGGTGACCAGTGGAATGCCGACGAACAACGTGCTCTCAAAGAAGCGGGCCGTAACTGCTACGTCTTTAACCGCATCCGCCGAAACATAAACCTCGTCACGGGATATCAGCGCAAAAATCGCCTATCGTCCGTTGTATCTCCTGTTGAAAACTCAGATCAACTTACAGCCGATCAATTTTCTCAACTACTCTTGTACGCATTCCAAGCTGGCAATGGGTATCAACTTATCTCAGATTGTTTCGGCGGTGCATGTAAAACAGGCTGGAATCTGGCCTCAGTGTACATGGATTTTAGAGATGATTTGATAGATGGTGATATAAAATTCATTCGAGAACCGTATTCTGGTTTTATCACGGATCCCTATTTTACACAGTTAGATTTTTCCGACTGCTCGTACATAATCAAACGCAAATATCTATTCCCTGATCAAGCCGCGTCATTGCTTCCTGGGCATGAAAAAGAGATTAAAAGTCTCCAAAAGCAGGGTGGCACAGACGGAAAATTCACTTGGCTTCCATATCAACGTCAGCCGGGTGCACAAGATCTTGTCGCCTATTCTGAATTCTACATGCAGAAATGGAAAAATATTTCGATGCTTGTAGATATGGAGACAGGAGAGTTTACCGAATGGGATGGTGATAAAGCACGTCTTGATCTGCTCAAGCAAATGTATCCGACGATTGAAATTGTCAAGAAGCCGAAACGCTATATCGAACGCCATATTTTAGTGAATAACGAAGTTATCAAAACGGATATCAACCCTTACGGCCTCGACGAATACCCGTTTGTTCCAGTTATAGGAACGTTTGACAGTGAGTCCGATGACTGGTCGCTCAAAGTACAATCTCTTGTTAGGTGTCAAATAGACCCACAACGGGAAGGTAATAGACGACGCTCTCAGATGATCGACATGTTCGATTCACAGATTAACTCTGGATGGATTGCCGAAGAGGATTCTGTTGTAAATCCAAGTTCATTGTTTCAAACGTCTCAAGGAAAAGTCATCTGGAAAAAACAAGACCGTCCAGGAGCGCTTGAAAAAATCCCACCATCACAAATTCCCCCGTCCATGTTCCAGCTACAACAACTTTTTGATGCTGATATGGTCGATATCTTGGGGCTAAACGATGCAGCCTTTGGAATAGCTGATTCCGGTAATGAGTCGGGTATCATGATGATGCTCCGTCAAAGTGCTGCAATCGTAAACTTGCAAGATGTCTTCGATAATCTTCGATTCTCCCAAAAATGCCTCAGTCAAAAAGTTTTGAAACTTATTCAGACATGGACGCCGAAAAAAGTTGAACGAATAATCAATCAAAAACCTTCAGAACAGTTCTACAGCAAAGATTTCACGAAATATGACGTGACCGTTGGAGAAGGTCTGTTGACAGACTCTCAAAAGATGATCTACTTCCGTCAACTGATAGATCTAAAACAGCTTACAGACGCACCAGGACAAGGCCCCATCACTGCACAAATGCTTGTCGAAGCAGCACCTATCCAAGGGAAGAGCACCCTCAACGAACAGATTAAAGCCAACGAACAGCAGATGCAGCAAGCACAGGCTAAACAACAGGCTATGGAACAGGAGTTGCTTGACTCACAACGTCAAATGACACAGGCGAAGG